GCAGCGCATGAGGCGGGGGGAGGGGCCGCACCGCGTCAGCCCATGCGTGGTTTGTACTCGCTCGACGAGGCGTGCGATCGGTGGACGCTGCTGTATGGCTCCGACGGCGCGTATTTCGACGCTGTCGAGCACGTCATCGTGCGCAAGGCCGACGTCCTGGCGTTGATTCCCGACCATGCGGCGCGCGATTGGAAGCTGCGGCCGGATCGCAAGGTGGCGCGGTTCTCTGAAGTCGGCTTTGACCCAACCGAGAAAGACCAGCGCGTCGTCTGCAATCTGTGGGGCGGCTGGCCGACGACGCCGAAGGCGGGCGACTGCCAGATACTCCTGGATCTGCTGCAGTGGATGTGCTCACTCGAAAGCAACAGCCGCGAGGCATACGACTGGGCGCTGCGTTGGCTGGCCTATCCGCTGCAGCACCACGGCGCCAAGATGAAGACGACGCTGGTCTTCCACGGCATGCAGGGCGCCGGCAAGAACATCTTTTTCGACGCGATAGCCAGCCTGTACGGCGAGTACGGCGGAACCGTTGACCAGTCCGCCGTAGAGAGCAACTTCAACGACTGGGCAAGCCGAAAGCTGATGCTCATCTTCGACGAGGTTGTCGCGAGGAATGAACTCTACTTTCTGAAAAACCGCATCAAGTCGCTGATCACCGGCGACACCATCCGAATCAACCCGAAAAATCTGTCGGCCTGGCAGGAGCGCAACCACTGCAATGGCGTGTGGCTGTCCAACGAGCTGCACCCGACCGCCGTCGAGCTATTCGACCGGCGCCACTTCATGATCTGGACCCCGCAGGCATTGTCACCAGCGTTTTACAAAGACGTGGCCGCCTGCCTGGCCAATGGTGGTCGCGAAGCGCTGCATCATTACCTCGTCAATCTCGACCTCGGCGATTTCGACGAGCACAGCAAGCCGCCGATGACGGATGCCAAGCTCGCCGTCCAAGAGCTTTCCATGGGCTCGATCGAGCGCTTTTGCCGAGACTGGCTGGCCGGCGAAACGCGCTATCCCGTGTGCGCCTGCGCCTCCTGGCAAATCTATCGGGCCTATTCCCGGTGGTGCGTGTCGGCAGGCGAGAAGCCGCGCAGCCAGAACAACCTGTCGGGCTATCTGCGCAAGCAACCCGGCTGGCGGATCGACCTGAAAGACGTTTTCGAGGACTCCTTTTACTCCGGAACGCCGAGGCGCACGCGGCTGGTCATCCCGGACGAGGCGGCCTTATCGGCCCATGAGGACGGCGACAAGTACCGCAAAGCTGCAGACAAGACTGAAGCGCAATGGGCCACCGACTGCGTTTTCGCGTTCAAGGATGCGCTCGGAGGCGACGACTAGACCATGAGCGAACACAACGAACGCGGGGCGAACGCATGGGCGAACGCACGCAAACCCTTGCTGTTGCTGGCACCGAACACAACGAACGCATCAGGCGCGCGCACTACACGCGAGACGTGCACGCACAACACGGGAGGAATGCGCACATGCGTCGTCTCGCGCTACGGTATGGGTGCGTTCGGTGCGTTCGTTGTGTTCGGTGCCTGTATTGGCGCGGGTTTGCGTGCGTTCGCCCATGCGTTCGCTGCGCTGCAGGTGCGTTCGCTCGCGCGCGCCCGCCTTCTCTACTTTATTTTTTCTTGAAAAGAAGAGAGAGAGAAGTGGAAGCCAGCCAGCTCCGCGAAACCCCGGCCGCCTTTGCCCGGCGCCTCGGCGTGCACAAGAGCACCATCAGCCGAGCCATCGCTGCCGGCCGGCTGCATCTCGATGGCGGCTTCCTCGACGTCGACGCCAGCCTGCAACTTTGGCAAGCCACCAAGCCGGGCCTACGCCCTGACGTCCTGGCGCGCCACGCCGCGAAACGCGGCCAGGCCATACCGGAAGCCCACCCCGCCTCCGCAACGCCCCGTAGCGCGCCTGCGCGCCTCGGCGACAACGCGGATGCCGCTGAATACGCCGGCGACGACGTGGGAGACGCCGACGACCTGTCGGAGATCCCCGCCGACGCCGCCACCGAAACCACTCCGGCAGCCGCTGACGGCGCGCCCCGCCTCGCCGACTACACCCAGTCACTGCTGGCCTCGCAAAACGCACTCGCCAGGCTGTCGATCCAGCTCCGCACGCACAAGCGTTACCCGGCGGACGCCATGCACGACGAAGCGCAGGCGCTCGGCGCCACGCTGCGAGGCGCCCTCGAGCGCCTCGTCGACCAGACCGCCCCGCGCCTCGCCGTGCAGAGCGACCCCGGCGCCCGGCGCGCGCTGCTCGAGGAACAAGTCAAAGCGCTGGGCCGCACGCTGCGCCGCGAGATGCCGCGCGCGCTGCGCCGCCTGCGCCTGGCGGGAAAGAAAACGGCATGACCACGCCGAACAGAGCACGTCTGTTGATACGTGATACCGATGGCAGATCGGGGCGGGGCGGCTTCGGCCGCCACGATAACCGCACCTTTCACAGAGCCAGCGCCCGGACCTCTGATCAATCTGCCTATCCGGGCACCCTTTCCTGCGGGCCGCTGCGATGAGCGCGCCCGCCAAACCACTGCGCCAGGCCATGCCGCGCGTTGCCGAGTTTGTCGACGCCGCGCGCGAGGCCTTCGGCGCCCCGGCCGTCGATCGCGCCATCCGCAACGGCCTGGCCGGCGGGACCGACTTCTACGCCAGCGAAGCCGGCCGCACCGTTGGTCACCTGCCCGCCGCGCCGGGCGCCAGTTTCAGCTTTGACGATCTGCAAATCACCATCCCCAGCAAGGAAGCAAGACCATGATCCCCGCCTCCACCGTGATCCACGCCGAGCCGCCGCACCCATGCGTGGGCTGCCGACACCTCGCCCAAGAGCGCAGCAAGCCCAGCGGATATGACCGCAATCACCCGCTCCGCTGGTGCCTGCTCCACGTCACCCACTTCGCGCGCTGCGGGCTCTACGAAAAGCCGCCCGCCGGCAATCCCTCCCACCTCTCCAGCCTCATGACCCGATAGGCCAGCCATGACCACGATATCCGTGCGCCTCGAAGGCTTTTCCGCCCTGGCCGCCAGCCTCGGCGAGCAGGCCAGACAAATCCCCTTCGCCGCCTCGCAAGCGCTCAACGCCACTGCCCGCACCATCCGCGCCGCCACGCTGGCGGAGATGGCCGCCAACTTCGACCGCCCGACGCCGCTGGTGATGAAAAGCCTGTTCATCGCCCCGGCAACGAAGGCTAAACTGCAAGCCGCCGTCTACCTCAAGGATCGCGAGATCGGCGGCAAGAACAGCCGATCCATGGCCGAAATCCTCGGGCACCAGTTCGCCGGCGGAACGCGCCTGCGCAAGCGCATGGAGACCGCATTCACCGAGGCCGGCCTGATCAGCCTCGGCGAGTACCTGGTGCCCGGCCCGGATGCCAAGCTTGACCAGTACGGCAACCTGTCGCGCGGCCAGACGCAGCAGATTTACGCCGCCCTGCGCCTCTTCCGCGACCCCTACCAGAACGCCACGCAGAGCGCGCGCAGCCAGCGCCACGCCAAGGCCGCCGGGCGCATTTTCTGGTCAGACGGCAAAGGCGCCAACAAGCGCCGGCGCGGCCTGTGGGCCACCGACGCGCGCGGCTTTCCCAAGCTCCTGATGCTGGTCATTCCGACGCCGGTCTATCAGCGGCGAATCGACATGGATCGCCAGTCCGCGACGATCGTCGCCAGCGACTTCAGCGCCCACTTCGACTCCGCGCTGAAGAAGGCGATGGCGACGGCTCGCTGAAATCCGAAGGTGGACATTGAATGAGTTGGAGCTATTTGCCGGAGGAGGGGGCGGAATCTACGGAAGCCTGCTGCTCGGACACACTACCGTCTGCGCTGTGGAAATCCTTGACTACAACCGCCGCGTGCTGCTGCAACGACAGCGCGACGGAGTCTTCCCACGATTTCCGATCTGGGACGACGTGCGCACATTCGACGGCCGGCCATGGCGCGGACGTGTCGAAATCGTGTCCGGCGGATTTCCGTGCACAGACATTTCACTGGCCGGGAAGGGCGCAGGGATTGATGGCGAGCACAGCGGACTGTGGAGAGAAATGGCGCGCATCGTTCGCGAGGTTCGACCGAGATACGTCTTCGTGGAGAACAGCCCAGCGCTCATTACTCGGGGACTCGGAAAGGTGCTCGGTGATCTGGCCGCGCTCGGGTATGACTGTCGGTGGACATGCCTATCCGCTGCCGACTGCGGGGCTCCGCACAAGCGGGACAGAATCTGGATTCTTGCCTACACCTACGAAAACGGACGCGAACGGACGGACGTACCACTACGGCAGAGGCCGCAAGGAGAACGCCACTCCGTCGCTGGTGGGTGTTGTGAAACTGCTCCCGACGTCTGTGGCCACAGACTGGAAGGGGCAATACACCTGGGAGACAGTCAAGCGACGCATGGCGATGACTCAGGGAGTGAGGTTGCCACAAGAGTTAGTGCGAATGGCTGGCAAGGCGATCACCCCGAACCCGGACTTTTGGGAGTGGATGATGGGCTGGCCAATTGGAAGCAGCGCATTGCAGCCGTTGGAAATGGCCAGGTTCCAAGAGTTCGTGCAGCAGCATGGCGGATTCTGACCGCTGGCGCGCATTGAAATGACCACCGCCACCCTCACCGAACTCCAGACCGAGCGCGCGCGCCTCAAGGCGCTCGACGCTCGACGGGAGCTTGACGAGGCCACGGCACAGACGCGGCGCGCGGATGATCTGCTGCGCGCGGCGCTTGCCGTGCGGGCCCTGCTGGCGGATGTCCTGCGCACGGTGCCGGCGCGCCTCGCTCAGGCGATCGAAGGCGAGCAGGACGAGACCCGGGTGCACTACCTACTGTCGGACGCCGTGCATACCCTGCTCGACGACATCGGCCGGCGCGCTGAAGCGGCGAGCAGCGCGCTACCCGAGTTCGGCGCGCGCTTTCGCCGTGGCGCCCGGCCGCGCTCGCTGCAGACCGTCTCCCAGTGGGCGGACAAGCAGCGCTGGCTGATCGCCGGCACCAATGCGCCAGGCAAATGGCGGACCGACCTCACCCCCTACTTGCGCGACATTCAGGACGACCTATCCGAGCACTCCCCGGTGCGCACCGTCGTGTTCATCAAGTCATCCGGCGTCGGCGGTACTGAGGCCATGTTCAACTGGCTCGGCTACTGCATGCACCACCTGGGCAACCGCGACATGCTGGTCGTCGTGCCGTCGCTCGAACTGCGCGACCGCTCATTCAATCCGCGCCTGTCTAAGATGATCGGCGAGAATCCTCCGCTCGCCGACCTGGTCAGCCGGGCCTCGCGCAGCAGCGCCAACCGCGCCGACATCCTCGAGTACGGCGCCAACGCCAGGATCATCAAGGCAGGAGCCAACAGCGCCGACTCGCTGCGCTCCGACCACCTGCCGTACGTGATCTGCGACGAGGTGGACGCGTACAAGTGGGACGTCGGCGGGGAGGGCGACCCGATGACGCTGATCGAGAACCGCCAGCGCACCTTCTCGCGCGCAAAGACCTTTCTCGTCTCGACGCCCACCAATGCCGACGAGAGTCGCATCGACCAGGCTTATCAGCGCAGCGACCGCCGGCGGTATCACGTGCCGTGCCCGCACTGCGGCGACTTCCATCACCTCAAATTCAGCAATCTCAAGTACCGCACCGAGGTGGCCGAGTCGCCCACGCCTGGCGCCGCTGAAGCCAAGGTCGTCGTCGACGCCTGGTACGTCTGCGAATCCTGCGGAGCCGAGATCCTTGAAGGCGAAAAGCCGACCCTTCTCGCCCGCGGCCGGTGGATCGCCGAGCGCCCGCGCGTCAAGCTGGTGCGGGGCTATCACATCAGCTCGCTCTATGCTCCGATCGGCCTCGGGCTGGGCTGGCGCCAGATAGCGCAAAAGTGGGTGGACGTGCAGGGCGACACCGCCGCGCTGAAGGCTTTCGTGAACACGTACCTTGGCGAGGTCTGGCGCGAAGAAGGCGATGGCGCCGACGCCGCCAGCGTACTCGCTCGCGTCGAGCCCTACACCCTGGAAACGCTGCGCACCGCCCGCAAGGTCCGCCGACTTACCGCCGGCGTGGACGTCCAGAAGGATCGCCTGGAATGCTCGCTAGTTGCCTGGGGCAACGGCGAGGAGGGCTGGCTACTCGATCATCAGATATTCCCCGGCGACACGGCCACGCCCGGCCCGTGGGACGACCTTGACGAGTACCTGCGCGACGCGCGCGTCGCCATGGTGTGCGTCGACGCGGGCTACAACACGTCGATGGCCATGGCGTTTTGTGCTGGCAAGCGCTGGGCTTTGCCGACCAAGGGCGTCACCGGCATGGGCCGCCCATTGATCGAGGACGAGCGCCGCCGCAAGATGCGCCTGCGCGTGCGCCGCAAGAAGGGGCAGCCGATCGAGCCGCTCGGCGTCGATCAAGCCAAGTCGCTCATCTATGCGCGCCTCAAGCTGCCGACGCCTGGCCCTGGCTACCTGCACTTTCCGGCCGACCCGGCCTTCGACGACGAATACTTCGCGCAGCTCGCCGCCGAGCAGTTGGTCAAGCGCATCCGCGGCTCGCGCGTGTTCAGTGAGTGGAAGCAGATTCGACCACGGAACGAAGCGCTCGACTGCCTGATTCTCGCGCTTGCCGCGTGTCGGCTGGCCGGGCCGCTGGCCACCGGCCCCAGCACACCACCAGACAGCTCCACCGCCGGTCGCGCTGACGGCAAGGCGCAAGACGCGGACTTACCCTTGCCGAGCGACAGCAGCCATGTCGTCGCGGCTGCCGAGGCTTCGGCCTCCACCACCGCCGCCGACACCGCCGCCAAAGTCTTCGCCGCGATGATGGCCGCTCGCGCCGCAAAGTCCCGTGTCCGGCGATAGCCTGCGCGAAATCATCGAGACCGCCAGGCAAGCGCTGCCGGAGGTGCCCGCGGACGTGTGGGACCGCTTCGAGGCCGCTGTGCGCCGCGAGCACGGCGCCACGCGAATCTACATCGCCGCCCACACCAAGCGCCGACTGCTGCGCGAGATTGCCGCGCCGTCACCCGCGGAAGACAGCGAGGAGCTTGCCCGCCGGCTTGGCGTCAGCGTGCGGCGCGTTCAGCAACTGCGCCAGCTTTTGCGTTGACCAATCAAGGAGGTTTGACCATGCCCAAGACAACCGATGCCGACCCTGCCAGAATCAAGCGGCTGGCCGCCAAGCTCGCCACCATGGCGTTTGCGATGGAATCCGGAGGAGGCGAGGCCGCCACGCTGTTTCTCGCCGCCGAAACGCTCGACGCGCTCGACGACGATCTGCGCAAGGAACGCGAGACCACGATGTGGCTCGATAGCGCAATGCACGACATCGCCGTTCTCCTCGGCGGTGGCCAGGTGATCAGCCCGGACGATTGCGACGGCGACCCGATAGCGCTCGCGCGCAGCAAGGCTGGGTATGCGTGCCTGGCCGTGTCGCGCGTCAAGCGCGCGGGAGCCTGATGATGCCGGTGAGCTTTGAAACCATGAAGCGCCTCGCTCTGGAACAGCTTTCCGTCCTTGATTTCTTGCGGAGCCCGTGTCCGGTTGTCCGTGAAGATGACCGTTCGCAACGGCCAGGAGAAAGCAGTGCAACAGCGAGCGATCGGTGGAGACGGCAACAGGCAGTTCTTGCCGACGACCATTGTCGCCATGTTGCGCGCCTGGTCGTCGCACGAAACGCAGTGCGCAAGTCGGTAGACCTCGCGGACCTCCGCGCCGTTCTGCGCCTGTATTCCTTGGGAGGTGCGGACGACGTGTCCCATTCCTGCCGCCGTTTGCTCAAGCGAATTGACCGCCAGTAATCCGCCGGCGAAATTTCTTGCCTATTTTCACCGGCCAGGGTCAGCCACCATGCTGACCCATGACCCTGGCCATTCCCGACACCGAGCCGCTTTCGATCCGCGCCGGCGACTCCCTTACCTGGTCGCGCTCGCTCCCCGAGTATTCCGCCGCTGACGGCTGGACGCTCAAATACCGCATTCTCTGGACAACGGGCAGCAGCCCGGCCAGCTTCTCCGCCGCCGGCGTCGGCACACAGCACACGGTCACCCTCGCCGCCGTCACCACGGCCGCGTGGGCTGCCGGTCGCGCGACCATGGTTGTATTCGTCGAGCGAACCGTCGCCGGCCCGGCCACCGAACGCGTGTCGCTCGAAACCAAGACGATCGACATCGCGGCCAATCTCGCCACGGCGACCACCTTCGACGGCCGCACCGCCAACGCCAAGGCGCTCGACGACCTCAAGGCCGCCTTGGCCAGCTACTGCACCGCCGGGCAAGGACCGGTCGCCGAGTACCAGATCGGCGACCGCCGCATGAAATTTCGCAGCACCACCGAA